GGCATACCGCTAAATATGAAAAGAGAAGCACTAAACAAAGCAAAGCAGCAGGTACTGAACCTGCTGGAACAAGCTGGTCTGATGGAACAGCTAAAAAAAATAAGAGGTTTCGACGAAATATTAAACGAATCTCTTACAAAAGACTTAGATAGTCTTCCTGATTGGATATCATCACTTCTTAAAGTAATACTCATCGCTACAAAACGTTAATTATGGCAATTAAAGCAGGATCATCCTTACCTGAAAGGATGGAAAAACACGAAAGAAAAAATTGGATTGATAAGTCATTCAATCATAAGACAACTTTAACAATGGGAACTCTTGTTCCACTTGCTGTAAAAGAGCTGTATCCTGGGGAATTATGCAAATTGTACTTAGAACTATCCGCAAAATTTGCCGCCTTATATCTCCCTATAATGCATCAATGTTATTTCACAATAGATTGGTTCTTTGTAAGAACTCAAACTTTGTTTGATGGAGGCTCTGCCGACAAAGCGTTTGAAAATTTCATCAAACAGGACCCGGTAACGGGTACAATAGAATGGGCATACTTTAATTATAAAAGAGCAGATGCCGTATTTACAGATGGTATATGCAATTATTTGGGATTTAATGCTCCCCCAGGTGCGGGTACATTAATAGCAAGTACAGAAATATCAGCAATTCCTGTAGCTGCATATAATGAAATATGGAGATGGATGTATCGTAATTCTCAAATACAGGAAAATCTAAGGATTGTTCTTTCACCTGGTGATAATACTGGATTGATTGAATCCAATTTACCCAATCTTCGAGTAAAACGAAGAAATTGGCCAAGGGATTATTACACTTCTGCAACATTAACACCACAGCAAGGCGAAAACGTATTAATACCATCCTTTGCAACTGACCCAGAGACAGGAGAATTTTTGCCTCAGAGGATATTTAATCTTGATGGAACGGAACCCGGTAATCAAGCACTTTGGAAAGATGACGCAGTAGTACCTGCTGGTGTACTTGCCGGAGGTTCATCCTCTCAGCCAGTAGTACTTCAACTTTCATCAACTATAAGGGATTTCCGTTATGCTTCAAAAATGACGGAATTTCTTGAAAGACATATGAGATCAGGAGGATTCCCGGGTGGATTACCTGACGACATGAACTGGAATGATTTCGTAAAACGTAACTTCGATTGGAACCCTAATCCATTAATGATAGGTCAACCGGTATGGATAGGTGGTTACACAGGTGATATTATTATTTCAGAGGTAATGGCAACAGCAGCGGGTAGCGAGGTAGTAGTAGGTGATTATGCAGGAAAAGCTGTCTTTAGGGACAATACACCTCAATTCTCATATATGGCACCTGATTATGGTGTAGTCATTCCAATAATGACGGTATATCCAAAGGCTTCATACTATTCAGGTTCAGACAGAATCTGGGATAGACGTACGAAAATGGATTATATGTGGGAGCAGTTCGCCCTAATTGGCGATCAACCACTAAAAAATAAAGAAGTATGGTTCTCATGGTATGATGCTGACATTGCATGGAATGAAGAAATTTTCGGTTATACCCAGCAGTATAATTGGGAACGTTACTCAAATGACATCGTATCCGGACAGATGCGTACTTTATGGGAAAGCTTTCACCTGGGAAGAAAATTCATCGCAGCAGCAGATGTGGTCCTAAATTCAGAGTTTATTGAATGTAGGCCTGATATTGGAAGATGCTTTACAGTAGATGCGGAAGCTGGTGAACATGAGTGTTATATACATGCTTATGTAGGTATAGAAATACTTAGAAGATTACCAAAATTTGGTTTACCTGAATTATAATGGAAAAAGATGAGTTTCAATGGGTTTTAAGGGGGGATTTAATCCCCCGTTTTAACTACGAAGATTTATGTAATTCAATAGAATGGCATTATGGCGTGCGAAACCCCAACATGGATTAAATTAGAAAAACCAAAATATGTTGGAGGTCAATGGCAATACGCCTTCCCGGCAGATTGCGGAAAATGTATAGTATGCCTTCAAAAGAGGAAACGCCAATGGTCATATAGGTTAATGGAGGAAAAAAATGTATCATTCTCTAGTTACTTTGTAACACTAACATATACTAATGAATTTGTACCCTATGGAGATGATGGATACTGTGCAAACTCAAACGATCACCATGAATTTATTAAATGGCTGAAATATTATGAAAACCCGATTAGACTTAGCGAAAGAAAAGAGATGTCGATGGAGGAATACAGGCGCTCACTCTACCATATACACGAAATCGGAGATCTCCGGTATTTCGGGATCATCGAGTATGGAGACCTCGGAGATCGTCCGCACTGGCACTATCTTCTTTTCAATGTTGTTGATATTGATAATATCTATCGTGCTTGGTCTACACAATTGTGTAGTTCACCGCGAGGTTACCATAAAGCAGCAGAATATACGCCAGGAGTATCAAAGGGCAGAATAGATATAGATGAATGCAATGTAAATACGGTTGATTACGTACTTAAATACATGATGAAACATGAAATGGAAAAGCAAAATAACGATCGGCAGGAGGAAAGGGCATTCATGTCTAAAGGCTTGGGATTACGATGCGCAACTCCTGAATTTATCAGACATATTAGGTTACCTCAAAACAATGAAGTCCTTAATGCGAGAGGCACTAAAGTGCCGCTTCCGAGAATATTTAGAAAGAAATTCCTCACCGATGCCGAAAATGATGCGAAGCAGCGTTACACCATTAATATGGCGTTACAAAAGAAGAAGGAGGAAGAAGCTAAGATGATTAAGATGGGAATGGATCCAGAAAAAGTTAGAGTCTCAACAATCAAATCGCGTTCAAATGCTCTTAAAAATCGTCGAAGACGTACAATCGAATAAATTATGCTTAGGACAGGAAAAGTAACACCGGAAAGAAACAGAGGTCAGAAATTGACTATGGTGATGTCAACAAGGACACCTCTTCAGGCATTTCAGATGCTAAGGATGGGTCATCCAATAGACCAAATGGCAGGATATTATGATGAGCAGGGCATACTTGAACCTGACTTCTACATGATGGATAAGGTTCAAAAACTTCATGCCCTGGCTAAATACAAAGAGATGGTTGCATCTGCAAAAACAGACATTGAAAATTTCAATGCTCAACAAGCTGCTGCTCAGGCAGAAGCTGACCTAAAGGCAGCAGAAGAAAAGCGACAGGCTGAAATTCTTGAGGCTGCTCAAAAACTTGTAACACAAAAAACAATAAATAATGAAACAAAAATCGTTGGATGAGAAATACCCAAATAAGGGTAAAATTCTTAACGGCAAACATCAGCCGTTAAACCCTGACAATTACTTTCATGGCATGAGCCTTGAAGAAGTCAGGAAAAAATACATACATTTTACGGTATTTATGGAACACCTCAATAAGGTACTAGAATTACCAATAGATGCAAATATTGAAACATTATCCAGGAGAATCTATGACCTGGTATATGCAGCAAATCCGCAAGAGAAACAACCGGATGAAGCAATTATAAATTAGGGGTCGTTCTCACCATTTCGTTTCATTCAGTCGAAGCCCTCCAACATGCTTGCGGAGGGCTTTTTTATTTAACAAATAATTAACATTTGAAATTATGCAAAAAGTAAAAAAATGAATATCTTTACAATATCAAAAAATAAAAAACATGGAAACTTACAAATTAGTGATTACAACAACAAAAGGAGTGGTCTACACTTACAGAAATTTAGAAATGAAAGATTGTGTTGATTATACTATGAGATCAACAAATAATCCTGAAATATTTGGTGAAACTAAAAAAGTAATAATTACTAAAAATGCGTTAGCTAAATAAGCAATACAGATCTTACGAGCGCATGCCATAGCATGCATAGCGTAGTAATTCCAAAAAACCTAGCCCTTCGGCAATGAGATAGCGAGCATTTCGCGAGCGTAAAATAAGCCGGGCTTTGCCCGCAAAAACTAGCTGCTCCAATTTAAAGCTAGTACAGAATACAAAGTATTCTAAATCATGCGTAGCATGATACAAAAGCTACCGAAGGTAGCATAACTCCTAAAGGGGGGTTCGGGGGGAACGCGGCACGTTGACGACCAAGCGTAGCGACGACGCTAGGAGGAGCCAAGCGTTGGAGGAAACATGAGCGTCTCCCCGAAAAAATAGATTTTCTTTAGAAAATCAAAAAATAATTATAAAAATAATTATAAATACAACACATTGATACTCAATGTGTTGAAAATAAAAATAGCGAAGCGTTACAAAAAATAAAAGCAACATAGTTGCACAATTCAAAATGGAAAGATAACTTTCCGAGGCCTTAGGTGGCTCGTCTTTCTAAGGCCAAAAAATTCTTCACATAGAATTTAAAAAAAATTATGCCAATATTCTTAATAGGTATTCTAGGGGGAACATTATTAGCGGCAGCGTTAAAGGCATTATTTGATATTGGTGGTACGGTAACTCAAAACCAATATAATGCACCAAAAGCACAACTCAAGAGATTAAGAAAAGCAGGTTTACCATTGTCTTATATGTATAAAGGGAATGTAAATCAACAATCTCAATCACCTCAATTATCTATTGAGCCAACCCTTGGAACTTATCCTAAACGTCAGGGTCAAAAATTAGCTGTTGATATAATAGAACAACAAGCTGATACAGCAGCAAAAGACCAATTTTCAGGTATATTAAGAAATGACCCAGTAACAGGAATAACAACAGAAACAACAAATAGGATAGAACAACAAAGAGCAGCGACTTTCATAAAAAATTACGAAGCTGAACTCAAGAAAATCGAGTTAGATGTCGAACAAAAAGCGTTTGCAGAAGGCATACCGCTAAATATGAAAAGAGAAGCACTAAACAAAGCAAAGCAGCAGGTACTGAACCTGCTGGAACAAGCTGGTCTGATGGAACAGCTAAAAAAAATAAGAGGTTTCGACGAAATAT